TGGTACTCCGCAAACGACAGAGATACGGATTTTAAATGGTAATCTCTAGATGCAGTAATTTATAAATATCTCTGAACACCCGCTCAGACGAGTTAACTTTAAGGAGAGATAATATGGGATTTCAAGTCAGCCCAGGCGTAAACGTAAGAGAAATTGACCTGACCACCATCATCCCAGCAGTGGCCACTACAAGTGGCGGTATTGCTGGTGCATTCCAATGGGGCCCGGCCAATCAAAGAATTCTTGTTGACAGTGAAGCAAACCTCCGTGACCTCTTTGGTGACCCCAACGATGACACTTTCGAGTACTTCATGACCGCAGCAAACTTCCTCGCATATGGAAACAACCTACAAGTAGTCCGTGTTGTCGGTTCATCCGC